TGATGCTTGTGTTGTAACTGCACTTGATGTAATTGCTGTTGCACCAGTTGAGTTACGCTTATACACTTTAAAGTTTGCTACTAAGTCAGTTGCTTCACCGTCATTTGATTTAACATATAATGCTGACGTTGCTAGGTTTGCTCCGCCGCCTGTTTTATCAAGTGTTGCAAGTGCCGCTTGGTTAGTTGCAAAGATTGACACATCTTTAGTGTCCCATAATGCTGTTGCACTATTCCATGCTTTAACTGCCCACTTAGCACCTTTATTTGGTGTTGTAGTCTTTGCCCAAACACTTCCTGTTGGACGTGGAGTTGTATCGCCTGCGCCAAACTCGGGAACACTTGTATGAGGGGCAATATTAATCGCTGGTGCCGCATATGTTCCTGCTACAAGACCCATGTTGCCCATTGCACCAGTGCCTTCTGCTAAAACTATGTTAACACCTGTTGAGTGTAATCTTAGTATATCGTTAGCCGCTTCAACAGTTGCAGTAACACCTGAAATACCCAAGCCGTTAATTACAGCCGCTAGTGCTGTTGCGTCTGTTGCGTTTGCTGTAACTGTAACAGTGTTAACAGTAAAGTTCAAACCTGAAGTTGTTGTTGCTGATGCCGTACCTGATACTGCTGACCAACTTGCTTTCCATGCGCTTGATCCTACTTCAACCCATGTACCACTTTCGTTTTTGTAGTATGTTTTGTGTAGTGTACTTGCCGCTGTTACTGCATAGTCGCCAACTGCTCCTACTGATGTTTTTGGTGCGCCTGTAGCAATTCCGCCAACTAATTTTGTTACATCGGTAATCACTGTTGGTTTCTTATAACCAAATGACTGGCCGCCAGTTGTAGTTACTGCCGCTGAATTCCATTCAAAAATACCGTAAATAGTACTTGCTGTATCTACCCAGTATGTTCCGTTTGCTGGATTACTTGTTGGAGCCGAGGCTGATGCTTTTAAGCCTGCAAGATCAATTCCTGCTCTCACAACATATGCTCTATTGCTTACGCCTAATAATGAGTAAGCCGCATGTAGTCCATATTCATTAAGTTCACCTGCATGTATCGGATTATTGTTAGTATCCGTATAAAATTTTGGTTCGCCGAATGTTTCTACTAAATCTCTTTGTGAGGTAACCAAAAAAGGTTTACCTGCATTTGTTGCCATTGTCCCTGGTGCTGTACCAGTTCCACCGCCATTTTGTTTATCCTGAGCGGTAGCAACAAATATCATTGGTACGGTGCCTGGTTCGCTGGGCGTGTAAAAACTTTCGTCTATTACTTTAACCTCAACACCTGGTGATGATAATGCCATTGTGTTTCTCCTTAATAAAAGTGTTCGTAGTATTTATGTGAAATGAGAATAACATGGCTCAAATGCCACCAGAAAAAGGGACCGAAAAGGTGAGGTAAATACAATATGAGACCTTTATGCGAATGTAAACTAAGACCTGCGGCTATAAATTATAAAAAAGCCGGTAAAACATACTATCGAAAGAAATGCGAGGCGTGTCTACGCAACGGTTCCAAACACGGTATTCCTAAATGGCAACAACGTGGATATGTTAAAAAAGACCATTGCGAAAAGTGCAATTACAAAAGTAATCACACAGAACAATTTGATGTGTATCACATAGATGGCAATTTAGATAATTGTTCTATAACTAACATAAAAACCATATGTGCTAACTGTCAACGTATTATGCAGAAACAAGGTGTTCGGTGGAAACAAGGTAATCTTTTACCTGACTTTTAAGTTCTTCTATTCCTAAGTCATTATGTATAACTTTATTAAAATCAACAGCACCCCATCGCCATTCACTTTCGTGTACTTCTTTAGGTTCAACACCAATGTCTTGATACATACGTAGCCATACAGGATCTTGTCCGCGTCTTACACGCCAAACTTCGCCTTGAATACTTTTAATCATATTTGCTTCATTAGGAAATCTTACATCTGGAATAACATAGTTTTTTGAAGGTTGTTTCATTATTTGTTGCTTGACCATACTTACCCATATGCTATCATCAAATCCATGACGCATACAGTCAGTACCAAATTCTTGTAATACAAGCCTTGGTGTAATAGTACGTCCTGTTTCTTTTGTCCAAAAATTATCTTGCATTTCGCGCCAGTCTCTACTTTCAACTGTATCGCCTTCTAACATAGCACGATCCCAACCAAAGACTGTAGCAACACCGTCTTTGAGTTTATCTGCAAAACTAATCTTTGTAAAGTTATGATGCTCTACAAGAATGTCTCCAACAGTTCCTTTACCACAACTAATTAATCCACATATTCCAATTATCATATTTTAAGTTCCGAAGTTCCGCCGCCTACAGTTCCTCTAGCAAAGAAATTAAATGCTAGACTGTAACGAGGTGTTGTTGTTTGATTAGGTGTTACTTGATGTTCTAAATGACTAGGAAACATAACTATGTCTCCTGATCTAGGGCTGATATAGAACTCACTTGTATTATACTGCACAGGTTCTGAAAAACTTACTCTTACAGTATCATGAAATAAGTTTGTATATAAATGTGATTTATTAAAAACAATATCACCAGCATCTGGTTCATTTTTAATGTAGTACACTCCGCTTAACATTGCATTACTGTGCCAATGTAAACTATTACTCTCACCTTTTGAGTGTTTATTAATCCAACTATTCTGTAATTCAAATACAACATCATCGTTGACTTTTAATTCTTCTTTTACAAATACATTACATGCTTCTTGTATCTGTGTTTTTAATCCTGCTAATTTAGGAGCGTTTAAAATATACTTGTCTTCAGTATGTTCGTGCCCAGCCGCTTCATCAGGATAATCCAATTTTTCTATCCATGCCATAGTTAAAGGATCTATAGTTCCTAAATTTGCATAAAATAACGGTATAGAAAATAACGGAGTTGTTTGATATTTCATTATATAGTTGTCCTAACTGAGTTTTGTCCTAGTGAGCCTTTTGGAAAATAATTAAAAGCCAAACTGTATCTATCTTGTTTATCTAAACTACGAGCAACTGTATGTTCTAAATGACTAGGGAAAATTAATACGTCCCCTGAGATAGGCTTTACTGTCCATTCTCCTGAAGTATATTGACTCCAGTTTTGATTTGTGTCTGGACGTACATGTTCTGGAAAACTATTTAAATGTTGTCTGTTCTTTTTAAATGTAAGTGGGTTACTGGTTGGTCCTACATCAGGATAATATACGCCGCTAATTACAGCATTAGCATGATTGTGTAATTCAATATCACTACCAGTATTCATTTTATTAATCCAACTAGTAGTAAGTTTAAATTCTACATCGTTAATAACATCTAAGACTGTATATGCAAAATGGTCAACTGCTTGTTTAATTAAAGTTTGTAAGTTTAATAATTTTGGTTGGTTAAGGATATCAAATCCACGCTCTGACGCTGGTAAATGATCTTCAGTACCATATTGAGCAACACTACTATTGGGATAGTCTAGGCGTTTAAGCCAAGCGAGTGTAATAGGATCTAGTGGTCCTATGTGTGATTTAAGTAAAGGTGTTGAAAATAAAGGTGTAATCTCATAATGCATAGTATTATAATACTATCAAACATAAGATTTGTCAACCAATTAAAAAACCGTATCCTGCGCCGCCTGCTACTTGTTGCGAAACTTCTAGTTCTAGTTTTTCTAATTCGGCTGTTGCTTCTGCTTTGAGTGCATCACCGTTTAATGCTGATCCACCTTGTGGTCCTGCAATTTGGGCAAATTTACTACGGGCTTCGCCTAACATGAATTTACATGTTGCAAGAGTGTATTCTTTAATCCAATGGCTTGCAAGATAGTCAATTAATAGTTGTTCATCTGATCTATAATTGTATGCAAACAATAATAGTGTTTCTTGTGTACGCGGGCGTTGTAACATCGTTAATTCTTTTGTAGTCGTATTCCATTTGAATTCAATGTATGAACCAAACATACGACCTACTAATTCTTGGTACTGACTAAACATATCGTATGTTGCTAGTCCGCCCATGTTTGAACTTGACAACAAATATGTGTTAGTGTATGCCATGTTAAATGGTTCAAACAATGTGCCGCCGTCTCCGCCACCGGAGCGTGAACCAATTGAACGTCTAAATATTTTTCTAACTTCAATTACATTGTCAGGTAATACATATGTATTTTGATCTTCAACTGTAGGCATAAACATATATGATTCTTCTACTGAATTATCACTACGTTGTCTAAATCTTGACAATGCTTTATTCAAAGCAACTTCGTAATGAATTGGATCCAATTCGACGTCTACCATGCCTCCGCCCAATAGTGCGTAAACGTAGTCGAAAACTTCTTGTTTTTTAGTTGCTAATGTTGCCATGTGTTATACTCTCCATTAGTATTTATCGTTAGACGTCTCGTTCGATAAATATGTGTATGCCAAGAATAAGTTTATACAAACCAGAAAAGGGCAATGATTATCATTTTATGGATAGACAAATCCATGAAATGTTTACTGTGGGCGGAACTGACATTTACGTACACAAATATCTAGGCCCCAATAATCCGGAAACTGCTGACGCAACTGCGGATCAACCTCGTTACGATGCTGTTAAGGAGACTAACATACAAGACATGTTATTCTTAGAAAACAGGGATCGAAAATATGATCCAGACATTTACACAATGCGTGGTATTTACAATGTACAAGATATTGATTTTGACATGAGTCAATTTGGACTATTCTTAAGTAATGATACATTGTTTATGACTATTCCAATTAATAGCAGTGTAAAAACACTTGGGCGGAAAGTTATATCAGGTGATGTAATTGAACTTCCTCATTTAAAAGACGAATATGCACTTAACGATCATGCTGTTGCACTTAAACGGTTTTATGTTGTTGAAGATGTTAACAGAGCAAGCGAAGGCTTTTCACCTACTTGGTATCCGCATTTATATAGATTAAAATTAAAACAGATTGTTGACAGTCAAGAGTTTAAAGAAATACTTGATTTGCCTGCAGAAGAAGGTAGCGATAATACATTACGTGATATGTTATCAACATACGAAACAGAAATGCAAATTAATAATGCAGTAGTTGCACAAGCAGAAGCAGATGCACCTAAATCGGGTTATGATATAGGACATTATTATACTCTTGCAACAAATGATGACGGTACTGTTGCCCTTAAAACAGCGGATGCTAGTGAAATCGATGCAAGTAATATCGGAACTAGTGCAGACATGATTTCTGATCGTCCTGACAGGGCAGGATATCAAGGATACTTGCTCGGTGTTGAAGGTAACAACGGTGCTCCTTATGGTATGGGGATTAGTTTTCCGTCAGTGCCAGAAGATGGAGATTATTTTATGCGAACAGATTTTTCACCAAAACGATTATTTAAATATGACGGTAATCGTTGGGTCAAACTACAAGATGGTATAAGAGTTGATCTTTCAAATACTGATACTCGCAATACACAGAAAACAACATTTATTAACAATCCAGCAACATCACAAATTGGTGGCGAAACAGTTAAAGAGAAGCAGAGTCTTTCAAAGGCACTGCGTCCAAAGGCAGATAATTAATGGAACATTTTTATGACGGCCAAGTAAGACGATATGTAACTCAAATGGTAAGATTGATGAGTAACTTTTCTGTTAAAGATGGCAAAGGTAATTTAACTCAAATCCCTGTAACATACGGAGATCTTACACGCCAAGTTGCAAACATCATACGTGATAACAGTGAAAATAAAATACCAAGTGCTCCGCGTATTGCCGTACATATTACAGGCATGGAAATAGATAGAGAACGCACAAGTGATGCAAGTTATATTAGCAAAGTTAACATCAGAGAACGTGCTTATGATGAAACAGGCAAAGAATATTTAAATTACGAAGGCAAAAATTATACAGTTGAAAGACTAATGCCTACGCCTTACAAGTTAACATTTAATTGTGATATTTGGTCAACTAATACTGATATGAAATTACAAATATTAGAGCAAATATTAGTGTTGTTTAATCCAAGTTTAGAATTACAAACTACTGACAACTATATTGATTGGACTAGTTTAACTGCTGTTATGTTAGACAGTGTTACATGGAGTTCAAGAAGTGTACCGGTTGGTGTTGATAGCGAGATAGATGTTTCAACATTAACATTTAGTACACCAATTTATATTAGTCCTCCAGTTAAAGTTAAAAGACTAGGAGTTATCACAAACATTATTACAAGTATATTTGATGAAGATACCGGAACAATAGACTTAGGATTAAGCATGCCAACATTAAATTCATATGATGATAGTGTTGTACCAGGCGCTGTAGATACTAAAGGCGGTCGTCGAGTTGAAACTACTGCGGCTAAGCATGTAGTCGGTACTAACTATCAAGACTATGGCGTTTATATACAAGGCACCCTAGCACAAATTGAAAGTCGTGGTATAGTTGGTGCATCTAACTGGAGGCAAATACTAGATTCTCATCCAGGACAATACCAAGACGGTATTAGTAGAATGTATTTTACAAAATTGAACGAAGTAAAGCATGAAGTTACTGGTACAATTAGTATGAATCCTATAGATGAAACTCAGTTAATAATTGATTGGGATACTGATACATTCCCAAGTAATAGTATTATAGAAGGACCGGTTAGAAATAACAATCAATGGACAACTATTGATTATATAATTGACCCGCAAAAGACTGTTCCAACAAATGTAATGAAGGGCCTCGGTGGTAGGCTATTGTTATTAAATGACATCGGCGATGCTAGTAATGGAGAAGGTGCTAATGCATGGCGAGGTGACTTGGGTGATTTAGTTGCTAAACGTAATGATATAATCGAATGGAATGGTACTAGTTTTGTTGTTGTATTTGAAGCCGTAACTAAAAAAACAGTTACATACGTAACTAACTTGAATACCGGCATCCAATATCGATGGGACGGCGAAGAATGGTTACTAAGTGTTGAAGGCCTATATCCAGGAGGGACCTGGAGGATAGCACTAAATGGATAATTATTTTTATGAACAAGATAATTTGCAGTGGAACATTATTCTATAGTCTAGACACCCAGCGGTTTTTATTACTACATCGTGCTCAAGGAAAAACTAAAAATCTTTGGGGATT